TATGTTCACCTTTACTAGCAACAATACCTGCTCCTGTACCAAATAACCATTTGTTTAAACCTGTCATTTTAGATACAAGTTCTTCATCTACAAATTCAACCAACCCTCTAATAACTTGGTGATAATGATACATACATTAACCTCCTTATGCTCCTGTTGTAGTTGTAGCTGGGGTTACAGTTACATCTCCCCAACCAGGACATACGCTTGTGTTAGGAACAACTAATTTAGTTAAGCTTTGTAGTTGAGCAATTTGTCCTTGCATGCAACCAATAGTACCTGTCATAGTAGCATTTACTACTGCTTGAGTATTAATTGCTGATTCAACACAATTAATTCTACCACTTAATCTTTCATAAACATCAGCAATTTTTTGGTCTGTATAAATGTTAGATTTTAATAAAGCTATTTCAGAATCTTTACTTACAATCTTATTTTCCATTTCTAATTCATAACGGTTAACAAGATTATTCTCTGAACATCCACACATATTAGCTCCTCCTAAAATATTTCCTAAACCTCCATTAAGTAATCCTAACGCAGTTCCTGCAATACCAAGACCTAGTCCTGATCCTGCAACACCTTTGCTGGCAAATTCTGCCATAAACATCAATCCTTTCTATTTAGTATATAAAGAACAGTACTGCTATTAAATTCATAGCTATCTCCCCTTTACATCTTAAGTATAGCGAAAGATTGATTTAAAAAACTGTAAATAAAATTTAATTTTTATTTATAAAAAGTTTATAAAAACTAGATAGTTTCTGGTCTATCTAGTTTTGCTTCTGTTTTAGAAGTCTTTCTTACAGGAAGAATAACTGAATGTAATTGAGTTTGGTCATATAGTGCTTTAAGTTCTTTAATATATTTATTAACTGTATCAACTGAGATATGGAACTCTTCAGCTTGTTTAACTATTGTCCAACCAGCAACTCTAGTTCTCATTATACCTTCAAGGATTCTAGCTTTATCATCACCTAGTTTAATCCTATCATTTATGCCTGATTCTTCTAAGAAAGTTTCTAATATAATTTTACTCCAACATAACTGTTTCATCATAGTATCATTCCTTTATCATGGCATTCACGAATGAATTCCATTTCATGCATTATGTAAGTATTACCACCTTTGTTTTTATATTTAGTAAATATAGTTTCAATATGTTGGTAATCTACTTCAGTGCGTTTTAATCCATTACGGAGGCTTCCACTGAATTGAAGTATTTCATATTTAATACGGTCTATTTCATTAGCATCTACTTCTTTTTTTAAAGATGTAACTTTATTATCTAATTCTTTTACTCCAAGCCAAACACCAATAAGTTTACCTAAATCTCTAATTGGATTGAACTTTATAGGTGAAAGTTCTATACCTAATAAGGCAAGAATTCCTAGGAGCCATGTGTAGTTTTCTAATAATTCTTCCATACTCTTACCTCCTAATTTGTATAGAATGATACATTGAATGAAGTCCAACCAATATTTCCTGTATATGCAATACCACCTTCTATATTATAAACCCATTCACAATAGATTTGACCTGAAGTATTAATATAGAACCTTGCTATTCTTGTACCACCTAGTGGAGCAAAGAAATAGAACTGTTCAGGTGGTCTATACCCTTCAGGAAGTGTACCAAGTAGAGTAGAACCTGTACCTTTACTAAATGCAAATGAACCTTTTATATCAACTTTGTTTATTAGTTTTCTATATTTAGGGGTACCTGAGATAGTTCCTACTGATACGCCTGATGCTAAAGGTATGTTAATCCAGCCACTATCCCCCCACACATTGCTCCAATTTTCACCATCAAAATGTTGATATACTAAACCACTAGGAGATGCTGCTAATTGATATTTAGTACCATTTGCGAATGTAGTTCTTATATATTCGTTACCACTTGAGTTAACTCCTATTTCACCTTTAGTATTTAGTCCTAGATTACTATATCTGTTTAGTATATCTACACCTGCAATAGATAATGAAGTAGGAGTAATTGTTACTTGGTCATTTCCGTCATGTATAATTAAAGAGTTTGAGTTAACCTTAGTATATTTACTAGGGTTTTCAAGAGCATCTAAAACTTGTAACACTGGGACATTAGTATCTGTTTGAACGTAAGTTGCAGAATCTGAACTTCCACCAGCATTTGCTACAGCAGTGTCTACATAAAGTTTATTAACTAAATCAGCATCATCAGCTGGAACAACTGTTGATTGAGGTAGGACATTAAACTTTTTAAGACCTGATATAGTTTGTTGAACATTTTTAGTAGTAATAGCATTTAACGGGTTTGAGCTACCTCCTGCTATTGTTATAGAAGTTGTACGTATTGTAATAGAATAGTTATAATAAGTTCTTTCATAATGGTCTGTAAAACCTACATAAACTGTACTACCTGGTCTAAATGTAGTTAGTGTACCTTCTGCTAAAGCATTTAAACCTTCAATAACATCTGTTTGTAAAAGTATAAATACTGGGTAATAATACAAGCTTACATTACCAACTGAATTTATTAAGTAAGTATCTGTGGTTCCAGGTTTTAAACATTTAAAACGTAATTTAGGAGCATTTGGGTAACTAGAAGTTGCAGCTGCAGGTGTAGCAAATGGAGGAATCATGTAAGTACCTGCTTTTAAATTAGTAATATCTACAACATAGTAATTACCATCTATAGTATATTCAGGTGTTATTACTTGCATAAGTTGTACATTTCCTGTTGCATCAGGTTGTTCCCCATTAACTGAATTAACTGTTCCTCCACCTGTGCTTCCACCTGCTTCTGCATTAAGTGTACCATCTTCAGTAATAGTTAAATTAGCACCTACTTTAATACCACCTAATACAGTATCGGAAGCTATTGGTAATTCATAAGCACTACCTCCACCTCCTCCACCTGTAGAACTAATAACATTATTTTCGTCTATAGTTATATTAGTCCCTGCAGTATACTTTGTATCTGTAGAACTTATAACATTATCTACAATAGTAACGTTGTCACCTGCTATATATGTCGTATCAGTTGCACTGATTACATTATCTATAATGTTTATATTGTCTCCAGCTGTAAGTTGGTCTTGTTTATTAGCAATAGCTGCACCATAACTTTGAGCTAAAGTTAATGCTGATTCTGCATTAGTGTTTGCTGTACTAGCTGTACTTTCAACATCAGCTATATCTTTATTTATGTCTTGTAATAACATAACAAGTTCTTTACTTAAGATTGTTAAATTATTATTTAATTCTTCAGTATCGACATAGTTTGTATCATTTTCAAATGAACTAAGTTTTGTAGGTGTATTAGATAAATCTGTATAACTCCCAGACTTAGCAACTGTAGCCAAGTCTGTGTCTTTAGTTTTAGTATCTAATTCATCTATGATTTTGTTAATGTAATCATCTATGTAAGGAACATGTGGCACGTCTTCGCTGTTTGCTATAGTTAATAATAAACGTAACGTTTCAGTGTTATAGTCTCCTTGGATTGCATTAAGATTAAATCTATCATTATAGTCTTCATGAGTAACGATACTACCAAACTCTAAATCTGACCCACGTCTAATAAAGTGAGGTATATATTTCTTACCTGTCTCTATGTTAATTTTATCCATAAATATTCCTCCTATCTAGCATTCATTATTCTATACACCCAATTTAAATCTGATAACTCATAACTCTTAAGGGATGTATTTAATAGTTGTAAAGAAGCATGACGTCCTCTACCTTGTAATGTAAATCTTACAGTTATCATAGCAAGTTCTGGGAATTGTGACAAGTCTAATGCCCAGAAATTAGATTGGTCTACAGTCTCTGCTGTAGCAGTTAAACCATATACTCTTAAGTTAGTAGCTTCAACAGGGGCTACATACATTTTTAAATCAGCCTGTTCTATCGGTGTAACATATATTAAACCATAGTCTGGATCTTCTTCATCTGTTATATGTTGCACTTCATAGTGTGTAGCATGTACACGCTCCATACCATCTAATTTAAAGTCTACATAGAATGGTAATAATTCTTTTTCTTCATTAAGAATATTGAATTGTACTTCTCTAAAACGTTTAGTAAATGAATCATCAATAGCTATATTACCAGTATCTAAATAAGTATATGAATCATAAAACTCTGTTAAGTTTAGATTTTGTAATCTAGTATCATCATATTCCTTTTTATAAAATGAATTATTTTGTTCTGCTAATTTCTCTTGAATATCTACATAAGTTATATTATCTGTTTTAGAATTATCAGTTAATTCAACAACAAGTAATGTGTTTTCGAAGTTATTATATACATTAAATTCTTCAGTAGTTATACTCAAAGTTCCTGCTAAATAACCTTCATATTCATCTACGGCTGTTTTTATTTGACGATAATCTCTTGGAGTAATTTTAATACCTGATAACAAAGAATAGTATCTCTTATATTCAACAGGATCAGACTCTTTAATATCGTAGCTAACAGTACCTTCTTGAGTAAGTTCACTTACAATATCTACATCTGCTTGAGTATATTGGTAAAAATAAATTGGGTTATTAATAGCATTAGGATACTGCATTGTAAAGAACTCATAATATTTACCATCTTGTTTATTTTTATAATGTATGCGTGACAGTTTTCCAAAGTTACCTACATACTCTAATGGTAAATCGTCTGCATTAAAGTACGAACCATTTGTAGTCTTTAAGTAAATTCTCCAAGCTCTTGTAGTAGTGTTATAAACTAAATGTAAGTTTATATAACTTGGTCGATAGAACAACTCATTTACTTTTAAAGTAACATCATTAGTAAGAGCCGTACTTAATTTATAAATATAATGTACGTCTTCATCTAATACATCACTATATACATCTAAAATATCCACAGATTCTATTTTTATTTCTGTTCTATGCTGTATAGTTAACTCTTGTAATTTAGTTTTATAAACAGTGTTTAACATTTTTAAAACTTCTTCTTCAAAATTTGAAGTAAAGTTATCTATAGCTGTAGAAATAATATAGTTCTTTAAATCAGTTGCATCTGAAGTGTAGTTATTTGGTTTTAATACATAGAATTGGTCTGCAGTTTTAAAGAATATTTGGTCTTTAAGCACTACTAGATTTAAAGCATCTATCTCTGGAATGTATATATTTTCCATAACACGCTTCATTGTACTACTCATTATAGAATCACCTATAGTTACTAACCATATACTATCTACTGTAATAACTAATAAATAATCCAGATAATTATGTACAGCTAATACTTCATTATCAAATTGAATAGTATTACTTGGGTATGGGAAATAACTTGAAGCTTCTGCATAGCTAAAGAAGATAGTATCTTTTGCATTAGGTACACCATATATACCTAAATATTTAAACCAAGAACACATCTTTGTGCCTGTATTTAAATCAATGTTCTTTAATTCCATATCAGACATGTTTTGCCCACAGTGGAAAGTATACATAGCAACTACTTCTGAAGTAGCGTCATCTGTTAATTTAGCTGTTACTTTAACAAGCATATTATTATATTTAGCTGTAGTATACACCCACCAATCTTCACCTGTTTTGAACCCACCGTCTCCAATTGTTTCCCAGTTGGATTCATCTGCTTCTTCTAAACCAGAATCTAAATTAAAGTATTTAAAAGAATACTCTAAATCTTTACCAGCTTCTGGGTATTGATAAGATACTTTAATATAAATTTCTTCACCTAGGATAGGGGATACAACAGGTTTAGTTTGTTCATCAGGTCTATAAGGTATTAAACCTAAAACATTAAAGGAACCTCCTTGTACATCTTTAAAATAATAAGGGTCTTCTAAAAGCATGTTGAACCCAGAACTAGCTCCTTCATAAGGGTTTAATTCACGAGGTTCTATTTTTTCAAAGTAACCTCCGTTAAACGATAAAACTAATTTAGATAAACCTTCATCAGTGATTGTGTAATAGGTATTATTAACAACAGTACCTAGAGTACGTGTTACACCTAATCCTGGAACCCCTATAGGTTTATTAAAAGCGTAACAACTAGACAATGTAAACTCTGGGATTATAGTAGATGTGTAACCTATAAACTTAAATTTGTTAGTGTCTTTGTCATATTTTAGTACAGCCCCACCTCGAGTTAAAATAACATCTTCAGCTACTGCATCATCGAGTTCTGAATCTCCAACATATAAATAATCATTTAGTATAGGTTCTAAGTCTGGTTGTTCTAACATCCCATTATAAACAGATAATGTTGGATTAAGAGCCTGCAAAAGTTTTCTACCTTTCTTTGGTCTTATATGAGTACCAGTAGCATCTATGTCATAGTTTACCATAAGTTTAGCATAGCCTTCAGGTTCTATTTGATTTGTTAAATACATACCTGCATTAAAAGCATTTAACTTTGTTGTGTAACGTGGTAAACGCCCACGTTGCTTATAAGATTCTTGTGTTTGAGCCATTCATAACAACTCCTCTCGGATGTAAATCATGAGGTCCTTCTTCTCTATTATAAGAGAAATCTATGAATCCACCTCGATTGTCTTGGAATATTGGAGGAACCTGACTGATGTAGTCACGTGTCATTTTAAACAATGCCATCTCATATCTATTTTGATAATCAAGAGCAACTTGTTCTCCCTCTTCATCTTTAGTATAGAACTTAGTAGCAGCTCCTAGTGCAACTACTTGTCTTAAATATTTATCTGGGAAAGCATCATACTTTGATGCATCTCTTAATAATAAAGGATTAGGTTTCATAGGTGCTAGAGGTGGATAGAACTCAGTCATATGTTCAGCCACAGGATGTACGTGAGGTACCATAGTTGGAGTTAAGCATATTCCTTCACTATCTTCTGTGTCTTCTGTGTCTTCTCCATCTACACCTGGAGTGTTTCCTCCTGTAACCATTAAGTTCCATTGAGCTACAAAATCTGCCCATTCTGAGAATGTTGGGAACCTAGCATTAAGACGTTCATTAATGTCGTCTATAACTAAATCCATAAAGTAATAAATATCAGGGGCTCTTAAATAATCTGAAGCAATAAAGCTTCTATTTGTGTAATCTACAATTTTCTTTATTTCCATAATTAAACCTCCTTCTTTTGAAAAATAAAAGGCAAGGATTTCTCCCTGCCTTCTTATAAATGTAATTCACCAGGAGAATATTCAAAGTTATTTGAAACATCCCCAGCACGTTTTTGACGTGCTATCATGGCATCAATTCTTTTTATCTTAGAAACAATATGGTCTGCATGAGTTTTATTAACTTGGTATGTTTTCCCATCAGCTGGGATGTCAACAATAATACCATTAACAGAAACCCTAACCACTCTACCTAAATAAGGTGCATAGAATGGAGACACAGTCACAGGAACTTTAGTCTCATTTTTATATACATTAACTAATTGTTTACGTTTTAATTCTAATTTATTATATGCAACAGCAGCCTTAGCTTCTGTAGAAGCTAGTGTGCTAGGAACAGTTATAGTTTCCACATCAGTTGTTTCTAATGTTGTTTCAGTCTTAGCCATTACTTATCCTCCTATCTTTTAAAAACTAAACTAAGTTAGCTTGAGTTGGTACACAGTAGTAGCATACCACTGCTTCAGGTCTAGTAGAACCAAACCCGATGCTGTTAATTTTAAATCCGATAGATTGTCTTTGGTCAATTGGGTCTAATACACCAGCTGAACCAAGTGGTTTAACGTACATCTTAGCGTTACCTTGACCAGCAATTTCTGTTCTAGTTAATGCGTCAGCACCTAGAACGAAAATTCTGTGAACTTTTAATTCTTGAGAACCTTCTGGAATATTCCATTTCATTAAGTTAGGAATGTAAGAAGCTTTCATACCAGTACGTGCATCTCTTACATAGTTATCTTCAGCAGCAACTTTATAAGTAGTAGCATCTAAGTTTTGATAAGTAACTTCTCCAGTTTCGTCTACTGCGAATGTTCTTAAGTAAGTGTCATCAGCAGTAGTGTATTCACCACTATCATCAATATGCATTGTTTCATAGAATTCTAATCCGAACATAGCTGGGATAGGACCCATGTCTTCATAGAACCCTTTAGTAGTATTGTTGATAGTCATATATTGTTTAACTAATTGTTTCTTCATTGATAATGCAATGATTCTTAAGTCATTTAAACTAGGAACGTCACCAATTTCAAGAGCTTCAAAGTTTTCTTTTTGGTTAGCATAAGCAGCTTGAGCTACTGTAGTTAATGCTTCTCTTGCTAATAAGTCAAGAGTTTCCATAGCAACAATTGAGTACTCTTTTGTGTAATGTGCGATTACTGGGTCAATCATTTCAAAGTCTACTCTGTCAGAGAATTCCATGAAACGTCCATAACTGAATGTTCCAATCTCATAACTTTCCATAGAACCTTTATCAGACATTGGTGGAACACCTTCAGATAATGGTTCAATGTGAGCTTGTAATGGAGCCCATCTTCTAATTTGTAACTTTTCTGCGTTTCCTTGGATTGGAGTTGTATTAGCCAATCTATAGAAAACGAAATGTGATTCATCTAAACGGATTGTATCTAATAATTGTTTGTCATAGAATAACTCAGGTCTAATTTTGTATCCATGATTTCTGAAATATTCTATAAATGTGTTGATGTTATCAACTGGATTTAAAGCATTAAAACTTGTATTCATATTCTCTACCTCCTCTAATAATCAAATATGTTAAGCTATTTATTTATTACTAGGAATAGATTGTAATAGGCTATCGAACTCTGCCATAGTGTTTACATCTGTTGGGGCTGGGTCTTTTTTACCAGACTTCCCATCAGGATTTGTAGCATTGTTAGCTTTATTTGATTGAGCAATCCAGTTTTGTCTTTCTTTTTCCACTAACTTCTTTTGAAGTTTATCAAAGAATAAACCTTGGTATAGTGTAATAAAGTTAGTACCTGGAACTGTTAAATCAATTTGTTCTCTAACTGCTAATTCTACGAATTCTTTAATTTCAGATTCACTTAATTCAAACTTTTCTTGTAACCCTTTTAAGTTAGACATGAAAAGATTACGGTTTTGAGTTTCAATAAGAGTTTTATTTTGCGTTTCTATTTCGTCCATACGTTTTAATAAGTTAGGATCTATTTGATTTCCTTGTCTTTGGGCTTGTTGCTTATAAGACACGTCAGTCATTTGTTTTACAAAGTCTTCTTCAGTACCTGTAAAACCTGCACCCTTCATTAAATGTTGTACGAATTGTTTGTACTTAGCATTGTCGGAACGCATTGCAGCGAATGCTTCATTCGCACGACGTTGCTTGTCTATAGCTTCTACATCCCCTTGTTCTTCTACAGGATTATCTGTAGTTGTTTCTTCAGGTTCAGTTTCCACATTTTGTTCTACATTAGGCTCTGCATTGCTTTGTTCTTCAGCAGGTGCTTCATAACCTAACTCAGATAGAACTGTTTGATAATCTTCTGGCATTCTTGTTTTCCTCCTTATCATTGTGATTGCCGAGTTCACAGAGGTAGATAGACTCTTACCATTTATGGCTGGTAGAAGCCTATGCCTATCTACCAACATTATAAAATAAGTTGCGACTTTAGTCAACAATAAAAGACTAACGCTTGTTAGTCTTTCATCATTATATTAGGATTCATAGTCTGTGCAGTCTCACCCATTTGGGCAGCTTGTGCAGAACCTCCAACTAATCCACTAATATCTGCAGCTGTTGCTGTATTACCTAGTGTTGTTGGTTGTTGTTGTGCTTGTAATTGGTCTGCAATTTGTGTAACTGCTGTATCTGGAGCAACTCCACCTTCTACTAAATCTGCAAACATTTCAATTGTTTGAGCAACTTGCTCAGTAATTCTAGTGTTACGTTGAATACCCATACGTTTAAAGATTAAGTCTTTAAAAGGAATGTCTTGCATCAATAACCATTCTTCAACTGTAATAATCTCAGGGTCTGGTCTATATTGTGCTTGCTTTTCAAGTAACATGTTAGCTGCTGAAGCAAGTCTAGCTTTATTTCTTGGAAGTGCAGAACTGATATTAAGTGCATATCTAAATCTAATATCGTCATCCACTCCTGGGAAATCTAGTTGAACTTGTTTAACTTGTTGTGTGATTGGGTCCTTAATTGTATAAGTTCTCTTATCACCAAATTGAACTAGATTATTTACTACTAATTCAGTAAGTCTCTTACAATATTCTTCATATAGTAATATTTTTTGATTATCTCTTTGTGATGTACGTTCAGTAAGAATGTCCATACCTCCTGTAGTTTGTACAGAACCTGTGTTCTTACCTGCATACATCTCATCTACACCTGAACAATCCTTAATATCTCTACCTAAGTCTTGTTTAACTTGTAACAATTCAGGTGGAAGTTGTGGGAATTGTGCATAGTGTACTGCTGTAGTAGCATCTCCATTCACAATGAATGTTTTATCTGCATCATTACCATACTTAGCGAATTGTCTAATGTTAATACCTGATGCAGCGTTAATGAATCTAGGTGGACGTTGTGCTTTATAAGCATGAGTCGCATAGATTGAGTTAAGTAAGTTGTAAGTTAAGTTTGATTGGAAGTTTTTTGCTGGTTCAGAAGCTCCAACAATGTCTCCTGCAGGTTCATTACAGTATAAAACTGCGAATGGGAACATCTTAGGTTTCAAATCAGCGTTAACATACAACACATAAGCGTCATCTAATAGATGAATCTCTGCAATTTTGTAGCCTTCTTTGTTATCTCCACTATCATCAGTGTACTTGATGTAGAAATACGTAAGCTTATGGTACTTATTAGTAGTACTATTAGTCTTTTGTCTATCTGTTGCTGCAGGAACTGTGTCTGATATTACACCTTTGTCCTGTAACTTACCTATAGCTGCTTCAATTTCTTTGATACGTTCTTTGTATAAAGCTTTACTACGTATATTAACTAAAGAATAGTCATCATAGTAGTAGCAATACTCTGAATTATCAAATACATCAGCATAAGGGTCACGTCTAAACTTCATAGGGTCTATGTTTTTAAAGATAATATCTCCTTTGTACCAGTAATTCTTAGTACCTCCTATGATATTCTTACTCCAACCTACTTGTGTGATACCAATATTAAGTAATGCTGCACGTTCTCCAGCTAAATATTGGTAATAAGGTGCGTTTATTGTATCCCAAATAGTATCTAAGGCTGAATTAAACTCAACACAGAACTTAACATCATCCTCAGACTTAGGGCAAAGCTCAGCACTCTTACCTGTAGAGTAAATTGATGCTACCAAATTCTCTTTTATATAGTTAATCCAGTTAGAATCAGGTGTTAATTGGTACTTAGGGAACCTAGCTTTAACTACATCCCACATTTTTCCACGGTCAGTACCATCTAAAATCTGCATACGTTCTAAAACTTTACCATATCTAGTGTCTGTGTCTTTGATTTTGTCTTTAACACCCTCAAGACTCACACCTTTAGGCAGCAAGTCGCTACCATAAACGTCTTTAATTGCTTTCTTTGTAGCTTTATCTTGTTTGTTTGCCATGATTAACGGTCACTCCCTCCCATAATATCATTGATTTCACTCAATACGTTGTCCAATTGTTCAACAACATTGTCTTCTTTTATTTGATTCTTTATTAAGTCTTGTTCTAAAGCACGAATATCTAGTTCATTTACAGGATTTTGCTCATTTTTATAGATATGTTTCACCTCAATACGTATAGGTTTCCTAGAAAACATAGCATAAATAACTAAACCTAATAAAAGAAATAATAAGTTTTCCATTAAAAGTATCCTCCTTCAATACCAAAGGTTGTACTTTGGTCATAGTATGTATCTGTTTCGTAATCTTTTGTATCTTCTAATTGCCAGATTCGTTGAGGTTTATTATTCTCAGCTTCATCTGGTGATATTGGACGCCCATATTCATCATAACCTGTGTAAGATAAACGGTTAGGGTTAGCAGGAAGTTCCATACCTATCCATTCTAATGCGTTTATTGAGTGGTTATTAGCGTCGATTGGTTTATTCTTAGAGTCTTTATCATCTAGAGTTTTAGGTTTAAACTTGTACTCTTTTAATTCATTAATAAGAAAATCACAACAGTCCCATATTTCTACACAGCCTGATTCGATATAGTCATTAAGTCTTACGATTCTTGCTTCAACATTTACATGTCCTGGTTTAAAAGTAATACCATAGTCTTGATAATGTGAGATTAAGTCTTTCTTATTATAATCTCGCTTGTTATTCTTTGGGTCTATGATCGGTGTTGTATACATCTGACCAAAAGAAATATCTTTAGTACCATTTTTAAACATAGCAGCCAAGTCTTTAAGTGGTGCATTGTTAGTATGGTCTACTTTATAAATAATTAATTTATTACGTTTCTTATCTACAGCTGCATAAACGAAGGTTGCTTCGTCCATAAGACCGTAGTCATGTGCAATTAATATTCTCCAGTCTGGAAAATGTTTAGGAGTTAATGGTTTACCTTCAGAATCTCTTGGTGTTGGTACAACGTACTTAAGAGCATGAGGATAAACAAGTCCTTCAGCAAATAAAAACGAACCATAAAGATAACGCTTAACCCACCAGTCTGGTTTATTTCTTGCATTCACTGCCATGTAGTCTGGAGGTAAATACTTATTTACGTCCGTACTCGCTACATGTGTAGATATAGATTTATCTATAGACATAGGGTCTTGTTGGTATGAGTAGTCTTCTTGTGCGAAACGTCCATGTTGCGTAATTGTATCTGATACAAGTAAAACGTCAGTCCTTATCCATCCAGAGTCTGGGTTGGATTCACAAATAAGTTTACGCCAATGGTGGTCTCCATTAGAAGCAACTGTGTTACGAAGTCTGGTCTTCAATTGATGAAATGCATCTGCGTTTATTTCGGACGCTTCTAGCATAACTACGAGTGAGTAGTTGTTTGAACGAAGTTTATCTGGGTCGTCAAACGGTCTTAACATAAGTCGGGCTCCATTGATGAAGTCCAAGTAACCTTTTTGTTGTGAGCGTCCTTGCAGGAAAGCAGCAGGGAAACTTTTTTCAAAGTCACGCAGTAAGGTTTGTTCATACTGACTTGTAATGTTTGCACCTAATAATATGTTAGCATTCGGTGTTATAAAGATATGTTTCTCTATTTCTTTCTCTGATGTTTTAGTTTTACCAGTTCCGTAGGAACCAAAGTTACCGATAATTCGGTGTGGGTCTTGGTGCACTGCTGCCTGATGTGGCATTGGATTGTATGTATCTACGAATGTGTTACAAACTTTATTAGAGCATTCTAGCCAGTCCGTACTTGGCGACCCAGAAATAGACAACGTTGGAGCAAGAGCTGCGTTACACCTTGGACATCTAGGTATCTGTGGTGGTGTTGTTGCAATCTGTTCTAGTTCCTCGTCAATTGATACAGAATTTGTATTCAAATTGGTTATTGTGTTTTCTAAAGCTTCTTCAAAAAGAGTAGCTTGTTTAATCCTCTGTTGTTTCGCTTGAGCTAGATTCATTGTTATTAGCTTCTACACGTTCAGCTAGTGCTGCCTTTATTCTGTCATAGTTTTGTTTATATTGTTCTCTATCTTTAGGACTCATAGCGTAGTAACGTTGTTCTATCTTTTTATTTGTAAGCTCAAGAATAGCCTCGTCTTCAAGAGATAGTCTTGGAGCATCTGGATAGAAGTTACTTAGCACTGTAGAAAAAATACAATTAGCTGCGTCATACATTGACTCTTTAATACCTATGCTAGCTGCATTAACCTCAGACTTAGTTAACTTCGTTTTCTTAGTTGATTGGTTTGGAACTGAATCAAGTGGATTCGAGTTAGCAAGTAGTTGTTGAGTTGCAACTGTATAATAGGCTTCTAGGATGTGCCCAGCTAATGTACCTAATAATTGTAGGGCTGTAGCTGCATCCATATCTGGTGAAATGTTTACGCCAGCTCGACCGTCGTCAGTGATGCCGATAGTCATTTGTTTAATTAGTTTTTCCATATTTACCCTCCTAGATTTAATATAACATATTCCGACTTCAAAGTATAGGGGGTAGTTGATTTTGTAGACTTGAAACGGTGGGGAGTTTTATTAAAGCCGTCACACATACATAGGCTTTATCACGTAATATACACACCTCGTTGAGGTGTAAATTAAGAGCGACCCAGGGTTATACAACAAGAAATTTACAAACCTCTGCAAGACAATTCTGGTATGTCCCAAGAAAAATCTAAAACCAGATAGAAAGGATACTAATATGGAGAAAGTATCTAAAACAAAAGCACCAAAGAACTCCACATCAGATGTAGCAACTATGGCTACTCAAAAATCTAATAGAAAGGAGATAACAACTATGGAAACTGTATCACAAGACTTAATCGACACTAGATTAAAACAACTTCAAAATCTATACAACTGTACTCAAGATAGTCTAAAAAGTGTTAATGAAAAACAAAATAAGGAATACAAAGTAAAATTTGCAAAAATGGATATCATTAAACAAACTTATAACAATTTACCTAACAATGATGCCAAAACAGAAGCATTAAACACTATCGCTAAAATGTACAAACTACTAGGACTTGTTAAAGAAAACTGGGATATATACTATAACAGTACAACTAAAGACCTACATTTCAGTGAATTACAACCAAGAAAAAACTTCAAGACTAAGAAAGAATATACTGACTATCTAAAACAAGAAGCAGAAAACATCAAAACACAAGAAGAAATATACTTAAGAAATCTAGATAAGATTAAAGAACAATCTCAAAAGATTCTAGAACAACAAGAACAAGCATCAAAGAGAACTAAAAAGAAAGGTAAAGGGACAGAGTAAAATCTGTCTCTCTATCAATTAAAAAGGAAAGAGGAATAAAATATGGAATTAATAAAAGTAACAATGATTACTGGAGAAAAAATTACAGGAAAATTAGTACAAGAAGATAGATTATATATCTATGTAGAAACTAAAATGGAATACGGTGAAATGGAATTAGCACTATTCGGAAAAGAATATTGTGAACAACATTTAACACAAGTAAATAAATTACCTAAAGATGAAATAAAAGGTATAGAAAAACTTTAGAAAGAAAGAGGAAATAAACATGAAAAAAGAAGAATTTAAAGTTATAGTAGCAGGTACAAGAACCTTCAAAGACTATGATTATCTAAAAGAAACACTAGATAAAATATTATCTAAAAGATTACCAAATGTAGAAATAGTATCAGGTGCAGCACGTGGTGCAGATGAACTAGGTGAAATATATGCCACAAAGCATGACTTAAGCATTAGATGCTTCCCAGCAGACTGGGACAAATATGGTAAATCAGCAGGACCTAGAAGAAACAAACAAATGGCAGAATATGCAGATGCCTGTATAGTATTCTGGGATGGTAAATCCAAAGGAACTAAATCAATGATACAATTCGCTACAGAATTAGGATTACCAACAAGAGTAGTACACTATGAGACTAAAGAAATATACTCATTTAGAAAGGAGGTGAAATAAGTATGTTCGAATTATTCGATGAAGAAGCATTAATAGAAAGGCTTATGAAATTAGATGCAGGTACTAGTAGAACTTCACATTTACTATTTGAAGAAGACTACTGGGATGATGATGAAACAGATTTCGATGAAGAAGCATTAAATGAAATGCTTACAGAAATGGAATCAGGTACTAGTACAACTAAACTTATATACGACGAGTATGAAGATGATATATATTATTGGGATGATGATAAAATTCCATTTTAGAAAGGAGCATTAATATGATACTAATACCACTAGGATTATTAGAACTAATTCTAATAACAATCATAATAAATAATTTATAGGAGGTGACTATATGCTATCTACTATAAAGCTTAGACACGTAATGAGGTGGACCCCACACTCATGCCCCACTTATAACAAAAAACTTTTTACACCTCACTTTACACCTCTATTTACACTTTACATTATTATACATTTACTTTACATTTACTTTACATTATCAGGTTCTTTTGTCACTAGTTTTTCTTGTCTAAGAAAATCTATATAATTCTTATATACTTTTTTTACTTTAAAATTTTTTTTTTTGAAATTTAAATTTGAATACAGATATTGTATCATTCTACATCTTACTACATACTACTTACTAGGGTGATACAAATTTTGTACTCATTTTGGACTTTTGTCTGAAAAAATAATTTGTCGAAAAAAGTTTTCCACTTTACATTTACTTTACATTCGGACGATTGATTTTGAACTCAATATGATGTGCACCAGTCCATTAGAGCCGAATAGAAAAAGAGGAGTGCAAAGACTGGGGAATGACACTGTATGTGTAGATATATTAGGTGAGCCCCTGGTTTTTTACTTCGGAGATGCACCCGTTACTGTCCGTGAAAAACCCGTGTCATTCATTTTTTTTTAAATCTCTTACACTGAAGAACTATTTTTTTGGTGGTTACAAGAATAAAAAAATATAATTTGTGCGAACTTTATATTGCGTGCAAAGTACTACAAATGAACCCCAAAGTCAAAGAGGGTCGAGCCCGAGGAAGAATTGCTTTGACTTTGTGCTTCATTTGAAGTGTAATGGGGATGTAACCACCCAAAAAATAGTTCTTTGAATTTTTAACTTTTTTATAATTAATATTATTTATGGGTGTAATTACAAAAATAATAATTTAAGGAGTTGATATAATGAATATCATTACACAATTAAACAGTAATCAAATATTTGTATTTGGTTTTAACTTAGCAGGACGTCACGGTAAAGGTGCAGCACTAACTGCTTATAAAAAATTTGGTGCAATATATGGTAAAGGTATCGGACCTCAAGGTAAATGCTATGCAATACCAACTAAGGATCATAACTTAAAAGTATTACCTTTAAATACTATTCAAAAATATATTATTGAATTTATAGGTTATGCAAAAGCAAATCCACAATTGGAATTTTTACTAACACCTGTAGGTACTGGATTAGCAGGTTATAGCATACAACAACTTGAAAGTATATTACCTGAGTTGCCTACAAATGTAATTAAATGTTTTTAGTATTTTTAGTTTTATGTATCTCTCAGAACTAGAAAGGTCAAACCTCTCTGGTTGTGAGAGGTTTATAAAAATAAATCTCAGAAATTAAATAGGAAAGGATTGATAAATATGAAAGAAAAATTTAATTTCGACAAAATCAAGGATGAAAAAACTATAGTAGGAGGTTTAGCAAATGGTGAGTATGGTGCAATACTTACAGGATTTGATGTTAAACCTGATAAGAATGGTAACTCAAATTACCAATTTGAATTAACTTTAGTAGACTATGAAGGAGTAACTAGAAAATATAACACTTCAAATTATAGTCAATACAAATCAGTAGTATCTAATATAGGTGTACAACTAGGATTTGAATCACATCTTCAAGATAGTGATGTAGCAATTCTAACTAAAGCAACTGAGAAACCATTCAGCATTTGGATTAATGATTCTTATACTAATTTCCATGATTTTGTTATTGCACAAAAAGAAAAATATGCAGAAATAGTTGAAGAAGAACCAGAAATTTAAATCTGGTTTTTCTGGCTATTGCCAAAAATAAAAATTGAAAGAAGGAAAATAACATGACAAAAATATTTACAGAATACAAATTAACAGATGAAGAATTACAAAAATATGATGATTTAGGAATTGAACCTGAACAAATTTACAAAGATACTAAATTAGGATTTACTAGAAATGGAGAATACATTTGTTTCTTATTGAACACTATGTATCCACACACAATTAAACTAATTCAATACATCTTATGGAGAAATCAACACACTAAATTCTATAATCCAGTAAAAATTAAGTACGATAATAAAACTTATATCTTAAGTCTAATGGAAGAATGGACATATACTTGTCAATCAGACAAAGATCAAATTAAAACTAAAACAATTAATCATCCAATTAGAGAAATCTACTTAAACAAACGTAAAGAATATAGAGAACAACTAGAACTTAAAAAGAAAAAACAATATTACATAGATGTAACAAAACAATTACAATATGTACCTGAATCTGAAGAAATACTTGACGCAACACTTAGAACATTAGCACCATTGTATGACATCAAAGTTGACTATGAAAGTACTTTAGATAAACTACTTTGTTACAATCAAGTTCTATATTATCAAGAAGTAAACATTCCAATTTGTCCTAGAAATGATGAAATACTTATAGATAAAGAAGAACTTCTAGATGTATTAGCAAATCATCCAAATCCAAGTCAGGATTTAATTGATAAAATTTTAAATAAAGGGTCAGAAGTACTTGACTTCTAATCCTTTATATGTTATATTTAGATTGTACCAGACAAGGAGGGTACGAATATGACATATCAAGATTATTATAAAGCATTACTTGAAATGTTTGGTCATGCCGATTACTCAGGTTGTTACTTGCTGGCACAAGCGATTGCAAAATATACACCAACTTGTACACTACAAGATATTTATAATGTAATTGCTACTGAATTTGATACTACATTGAGTGCAGTTGAAAGAAACATTAGAGTTTATTTAAATGCTATACTTACAGATTATACTATTGAAGATGTAGGTGCAGTATTAAATTACACTTTCGGCATAGGTCAAACAAAAATAAGAGCAGCCGAGTTTATTCCAGTATTTAAAATACTAATTGATGAACACAATAAAACTACACAAGAGTAAACACTGCTCTTTTATATCAGGTCTACCAAAGAGATTATAAGGTGCAAGCCCTTAAGACCTGAAGTTTATTTTCCAAAGCACAGTACGTAGTGCACAATTTTTATACGTACATTAATTTTTTTGGTGCTTTTTGTTTGAGATTGTATAGGTATGTTTAGTCGTTTCATACTCTGTTATTTTCCAATCCTTTCAAAAAGAAATCTTATAGGTTTTTAGATTTTTTTCCTATGAGTGCACTACTTTAATAGTAGTGCTCTAGAGTTAAGTATTGACCAAACCATCCAGCAAATTTCAGATTCAATATTTTTATGCATTAACTCTAGAGCAGTACCATTAAGGTACTTGAGCAATAAACAAGCGAGAATAAATTATTGCTTATAGAAGAACAAAAGTCTTTCTATACTAAGTGTACTACTTTATAAGTAGTACTCTACACACTTAATAAAACGCATAAACCATTTCTAACTGATTAAGAATATACAAAATTCAAATTCAAAATTCATTTAAGTGTGTAGAGTAGTACCTATAAGGTACTAACCCAATTGAATTGTCACAACAGCGATCGAAAGATATGACAAATTCTAACTACGAACTACAACACTTCAGTATTATGTTACAACAAAATTAGTAATTCTTTTTTGGTGGTGTTGCTGTTGCACCACTTTTTAAATAGGTGTTAACTAAATAATTAGTTAATATAAATATTATAATTTGAAAGGAGCCGATAGTATGGCAAAAGCAAAAGTTTTAGATAACAAAATTGTTATCCGTTCAGAAATTTTAACTGACACAAATATTAAGAAAGCAGAATTATTAGCACCAAGCGTATTAAGATTAACTGATGAAGAAACAGGTAATACTTTATACGAAGTAGCAACAGATGAATACACTGTATTCAACATTAATGGTGCAGTATTCCATGAAGGTAAAACAGTAGGTTCTATCTCTGAATCAATTATGTCTTTACCTAAAGAAGAAATGGAAGAAGAAGTTAAGAACTTCTTAACTGCTGTATTAATTCGTGTTAATGCAATTGAAGAACAAATGAATTTATTCATTAAAGAAGCATCAAAGATTAAACCTGAAATCGAATTTATCGAAGCATAATTAGAAAGGAAAAAATGATATGGTACATGTAATTGTAGGAACAACTACAACTAGAAATGAAAAAAATTATTTACCAACAACTACTATTAGAAGTATACTTGAAGACAATACAGTAGACTATGCAACTGCTAATATCATGTTAGATGGTGCTAGTTTACAACCAGGTGATATGGATAAAACTTTAGCAGACATGAACATTACAGAAAAATGTATGTTAATTGCAGTAGTTAAAGCAGCAAACGCATAAGATAACAATAATGATGGGGCTTTAACAGCCCCTTCTTTTAATTTTTAGAAAGGAAAAAAAATAATATGTTATGTATTGAAACAGATAGAGTTCTACATGGATTAATACCTAATGAACTAATGAACATAGGTGCTTATGGTTCTTCACCTATAAGATTAAGACCTGCTTATATAGGTGATATATTTTTACCATTTGTATTTAACGATATTAAAGTAACTCATAGTTATTATGGAATAACACCAACAAATATTGAGTCATGTTTAAATAGTTTGAAAGAAAAATTAAACAACACTGAAGAACGATATAATATAAATTATATTTATACAAACAATGTATATGGAGATATTGTTACATTCGATGAACTGTTTAAAAATAATTTGACAGAATTAAAAAATGGAGTTCAAGAACTTTATAATAAATGTATGCAACAAGCAATGGAAAGAGAATCTTATAGTTCTGAAAATAATATAATAATTAGATTCAGTGAATCTTTAAAAAGTATTTTTATTATTACAAGCATGCAAGACTATACACAATACTCTGAAGAATTTTTAACTATAGGTTTATTACCTATTCTATTTCCAGAGATTGAAGAAAAATTTAACAAAGAAGAAATGGATTTATGTAGACAATTAGTTAAACGTTCACAAGTTAAACGTATTAATAATGCAGAAGTAACTAATCTATTTAAAACAATGGTAGCCACATCTAAGTATCAAACAAGTTTAAAAGATATTAAATTTAAATCAATAATAAATAATTATATTGCTAATAAACTTAATAGTATACAAAATGAAATAGACAATATAAGAGGGTATGGTGAAAGATTATTAAGAGATTACTCTAACTATTGTGAGCAATATGATAAATTAAATGTTGAATTAATACGTATAAAAAATAATGAAGAAGATTATAAATCTAATCTATCTACTGCATTAAACCAAGATTATATAGTTAACTTTGATATTAGTTATGGTAACTTAGATCTAATTTTTAAAACCACATTAGATTTCTATGAAGTAGATGAAGCAGAATTAGTTATAAAAAATATACAAGATAATATTGTTAAACAATTATTTACTGATATATTCCTAACACAAAAGTATAAATTAAATGTATTATCTAGATTTAGATTTAAAGATACAAATGATTCTTTAGATATAATGAATATAGATTATGATTTAAGTAGTAAATATGATGGGTTATATAATCCACATTTACAATATTATAATTGTTTAGGAGACTTTAAACCTGCATTAGTTAAGAGCCAAAAGCAAGGAGACTTAGTAATGTTCAATAGTATTGTATATACTTCGACTAGATCTTTAAACTTTAGAGATGCTGCAGTACTTAATAGATTTATATCTAATTTAACTGATGCTATAATTTGTGAAAACTATTTAACTAAAGTTAAATGTTTAGTAGATAGTGATGGTAATACTTATTCTATTAAAGAACTTTATATGGATAATAATGAACCAATTGAATTAGAAATTAGAGATGGAGATGACTTATGATTAAGACTACATTAATTAATATAGACCCTGTTAAAGAACAGATTAAACAAAAACTAATTGAAAAATATGACAATACTATTTACTTAAATGTATCTAGTATTGATTTGAAATTAGATATTACAGAGGTATTAAAAGAATATACTGAACGTAATAATATAGGTATTCCAAAAATTTATATAACACCTGAAGCCTATGCAAAGATGAGAAAGTTAGTTGATGCAACAACTACAGAAATAGGTTGGTATGGTACTGTACAACAAATGCCTGGACTTAATAGAACATACTTAATTAATGATATTATAGTATACCCACAAATAGTTTCAGGAGCAACTTGTGAACAAGATGAGGATAAGATGTTTGAATTTGAAATGTCTTTAACTACAGAACAAGTTAATAC